TCTTTTTCAGGTTAGCTTTTGTATCTAACATACATTTTTCAAATGTCATGCTCTATCTCCTGTTGCGTTTGCGGAGGGCTTGTTGCCCCTATTTTGTGCTCTGGCAGTTTCTTCTTTCTTATCTTCGTTCTTGCCACCAGAAATGTTAGCATTCTTATCGGTTTGTTCTTTTTCGATAGGAGAAGCCTTAATATCCTCAGAAGTTTCCATATCTAATTCTGCTACTCCTTCAGGGTCAAGACCTCTTTCCTCTCTTACTTCACCGGGTGATAAAACTCCTTCTGATAAATAAATCATATCAGTCTTAGCTTTAGTGAATGCGTCGTCAGTGTTAATTTGTCTAAACTTAAATTTAGCTTCACCCTTTTCTAATTGAGGCATAAGCTGGGCATTAAGTGCGCCTTCTATCATGGTTTGTAAATATCTTACATAAGGTTCAAAAATAGGGCGTGCTTTGTCGGGGTCTGTCCACATTGTGCGTGGTGTTTTGAGGGCTAGATGTATCTTATCTAAAATATCATCAGTATACTTCCCGTATTCGAATGCACGTTGAGTACCTTGTAATTCCTTGATTTGTATGTCGTTACCGTGAATTATATCTTCACCGGGTGCTAATGTATTAAATGCATCTACTATTTCATTTATTTTATCTGGACCATATGGCATATCTGGTAAACCACATGATACATCAAATCTACTAGTAGCGTATTTATTTAATGCAGCACCTATATCTCTTTCGGCGTAATCTTTCAAATCCACTAGATAAAGTATTGGGTGAATATCTGATAGTCCATAAGCTAAATCGTCAAATTGATTATTTTTCAACTCTATGATTTCATCTTCTTCGAAGCGTATATTTTCTTCATCATCACCTATTTTTTGATAATAGTATTCTACTTGTCCGTGTTCATTTCTTTTAACATACATGTTTTGGCTAGAACGTAAAACTAAATTATCTCCAGTCCATTCTAAATAACCTGTACCAAAAATACGAGCGTTTCTAACCCACCCATATAATATATGTTCTATATTTATGTCGCGGAACATTTCTTCTAACTCTTCTCTCACGCCATCGTCTGCTGTAACTATATCAAAATTATCTTTAACAGCATATAAGCATGGTAAATCAATAAGACTTCTAACAATGGGGTCGGATAGGTATACATTCATATAAGTTCTATTTTTACCTATATGTGGTTCGAAATCCTTTTGTTGACCGAATCCACCTACTCCTTTGTTTATTTTTAGTCTTTGAATTACCCCTGCACCGAAACTGCGTGGGTCATCTTTTTTATACGTAGGATTGCTTCCAACTCGAGCAAACGTACGTCTAACTCTATCTATAAACGACATGGCTATTTAATATTAACTCCACTGGGTATATAAAGTTTTTGTTATAATCCACGTAATGTATGCTTATTTAATGTAGGTTTTCTACGAGTTGTTGTAAAAAGAGGTCCACCTGCATGAGATGGCCTGCCTAAACTATTTTGTTTATTAATAGGGCGAGAAACCACACTCTGTCCAAAATTACCAGACATAGGAAGCATACTTAAAGTAGCATGTATAGCCATAGCTGAACTATCACAGTAATCATCATGTTTACCTGATGGGGCTGCTATCTTTTCAGTTTTATTAGCTACATCCATTGTATATTCTAAATCTATATGTTCTCTAGTCCACTTATGTATCATCTTAGCTTCTTGACCTTCTAAATTGTCTGGATTAGGAACTCTTACTCTTCCTTGTTGTATGTAAGATACGAAATCTCTATACATTTGCGTTTTAGTACCTTTAGGACCACCCGTAAAAATGAAAGGAACGAAATGAATACCAGCATCTAAGCTCGCCATCCGTAAATCTTGTTCAACCGCACCACCAATACCAGTACAATCAACAATAAGCCGAGATGCCCCCAACTTAATGGCAACATCCATGATACGTTGACGTTGGTATGGAATATCGTGTCCACCAGTTCTGGCGTTGATTTCTTCAACGTATATAAGTCTAGCAATATTTTCTTCGTCAGATTTTTCAAGGGACCATGCACTAATGACAGTAGAATTAACAGATTTGCCAATGTCAACCCCAACATTAATATTGCTTCCTCCCTCGATTCCATCCCCATCCAATCTAGTAAGTTTGTAATCATCATAACACCTTTTAATTTTTTCTGGATTAAATACGTTCGCTACCGACTCTACAAATTGACATTCATATTCTGTTCTCCAGTAAATAGAATCTTCACCCCATTCTGTCATCTTATCAAGCATTTCTTCTTCAGTGTAGGGAGCTGAATAAGCGTCACCTTTCTTTACTGCGTCTCTCCATGTATAGTGTAATCTTTTGAATGTATCTGCATAATTATCATCATATAGATACCTGTACATATGATTATCTTTAGATTTAGGTGTACCAAGATTAATAAACGGTGCTTTATTAGCTACTATAGCAGGCTCTACATTATCAATGAACAATTTATCGTCGATGAGTGGAGACTCATCAACTACTAGGAATGTAGGGTGTTGACCTCGTATAGCTTGACCTTGGTTACTAGGCGCTAATGGAGCTCTCCTCATAATAGTGCCCCCCTTAAGTGTTATGTTGGGCTTATTATGAAATCTATAGTTAGCTACTAATCCATTGAGAAATGAATTGTCAGCAAAGTGTCTATATACATAATTAAATATTAATGAAGCTTGGTCCTCAGTTGGAGCTAAAATAAATATTAAATCTCTAAATCTATTAAAAAACATATATATGGTAACCGCAACAGACAAAGCGAATGATTTCCCACTGCCTCGTGGAGCTAATATCGCTAATTTAGTCTGTTTGTCATCATCTCTTTCCATTAGACATTCCAATACTATATTCTCTTGCATTGGTCTAAGTTGTAACGGACGTTGATTCCCATCGATTAGATAGGCACTACAAAAGGCGCGTATCAATTTACGCATTTTATTAGAATCTTGTCTACACTTTTTGAATATATTCTCTAAAGACCTTGAATCTAATCCACCTTTACCGGTCAGAAGGCTTTTCAGCCCCTTTTGTTCCGTCATCATCTGATAATTCTCCTAAGAAAGAAGCAAATGCTTCAGTATTCTTTTCTACTGTAGTAGGTACTTCGATATTCAACGCTCTGAACTCAGTATGTATGTCACGAACGATTTGATTTCTTTGTCGCAAGAGCTCTGTTCTCGCGTTAACATCCCGAATACATATAAGAATTTCTTCCCACAGCACGTCTTCAAGAGCCAGATTGCGTGCCAGAAGACGGACAAGCTCTTTATGACGTTCATATTCAGCTTCTCCGACTCTCTGACGTAATCTTTGCTCGTATTCCTCTACGTTCAAAGTGATTTGCCTTCATCAAGTGCTGACTTGACTTTGGACTTAACTAAGCTAGCAAGTTCATCATCTTTCTCATCCCAAGCTGTAATTAATACATTTCGGACTAAAGAATCTTTAACATGCTTTTGTGCTGTTTCATCAAGCTTATCAAAAGCTTTCATCTGGGCTTTAGTTAGATTTTTATCTAGTAAATCCATTAATTCTGCTTCATTGTTCTTTAAGTATTTAAAGACTAATTCTTTAACTGCTGGTACAGTATAGGTGACATAAGCACCTAATGCTAATACTAATGCAGCTAATGCCATAAGTAATGGGTCTTCCATTAAAGCATCTAACATTCCAGACTCTTCTACAGTATCAATGATAGCAGTGAGATTTCCATCTTCTGCTGTGTCATTTGTTGCTGTTTCGTTATTTGTTTCGTTCATATGTTGATATCTCCATATTGGGACTCTCACGTGGCACTTGCGTAAAGAACCTGTGAGGCAATGGCCCTAAGGCGAGAGCCCATACATATTTAGAATAGCTACCTATATAAAGGTTACCATTTAACTTTATTAGCCCAGTATGCAGCAGACATTTTACCCTTCTTAATATTCTTAGCGTGGCGCGCTTTAAAACTCTTTCTTCGGGCTTTAGATTTAGGGTCTTGTTTCTTACCTGCTGTTTTAACTCCCTGTTGACCGAATCTAATTAATTTGGTCTTATCTCCTACTTTAGCTACAACAACGTGTGACTTTTTAGGATGATTGGGTGTTCTTTTAGGTTTGTTGTAACCTGAGACTCCTGCTCTTGTAAGTTTGGCGTCCTTCTTTTTCTTAGGAGCCATTACTTCTTCTTCCTTTTCTTAGCGGTCTTTGCTGCTCTTTTAAATTGTTTCTTGGTAGGCGCACCTTTGGTTCCGGGTTTTCTCATTTTTTCTCCCGAGCCCTTTTTAATACGCTTACGCTTTGCGTGTATGTTAGCATACAATCCTTTTTTCTTCTTGGGTGCCATCAGTATCTCCTTCTCATCTTTTTCTTACTTTTCTTTTTGTAAGCCATTATTGAGTGTTTTTATCTGAATTTTTAACTCTTGGTGCGTCATCTGCAAAGTTGACATTAGGTGTTTGATTTTCGTAACCACCCATGTACATTTCTTCTGTGCTAGGTTTACTTGCTGGTATAGCTTCTCTGAAAGAAGTAATAGGCTTATGATAAGCCATTTCATCTATTTCAGCTTTAGTTGGTTTAGCAAAATCTAATTCCATGTCTGGGTTATTACCGTGAAAATGTTCACCGGCTTCTATTGATTTGTATCTTTTTTCTGTAGGCATATTTATTCCTCTTTTGAGCAGCCGCAATCGCAACTACAATCGTCACAGCAACAGCTGCTTACTTCTAGTGTTTCTTCTTTCATCATTTTTTGTTCTCCATCTTATGTTCTTGTTCTTGTGCTTTAGCTTCAATCATCTGAGCTTGTTTCTGAGCTTGGTTGTTATAATCGATAACAGCTTGAGCTTTTATCTTATAGAACGCAGTCTTCTCAGCTTGTTCTTGTTTCCAGACATCTAAAGCATCTTTGATAATCAAAAGGGCTGGTCCTCCTAGGATAGCTATCAAAGTTGTATAACCTTCGATTTGTTCAAGAACAGAATCGTCTTGCAGTCCACTGTGTATAACAAATCCTGCAAAACCTACCCAGAGTAGTACTAAAGGTACTGCAATCATAAACATAAAAATATCGTTAAATGTTACACCTTCTCCTTTTTCTTTACTCATCTTTATTTTCTCCTGTCTTTCTTTTTTTAAAGGTACTAGTTTTGGTTTTACTTGTCTTAATGCTTGGCGCGCAAATTTGACAAGTACCGCGAAAGCAATAACAACTGCTATGCTCGCCATTACCACTGCTAGTATCTCTAACAC